GGCCACTGGCTCTACCACCAAAGGTCTTTAGCCTTGCACCTGCAGGACGTACTTCTGATACATCCCACTGTGGTATCTGCCCTGCGTACAGGAGAGAGATAAGTTCACGCAGTGATTTGGCCCAGCCCGGACGTGAATCGCCAACCTTGATAACAGTATCAGTCTTATGCATATCTTCGTTGACGATTGGTAGCTTCTCAATGTTGTGACGTTCAACAGAGAAGCCTACACCAGTGCCACACATAAGTATGTACATTGTCTCATCAAACGCACGTGGGCTATCCACAGGTACGTATGAACAATTGTATCCACCTACATGGCAGCGGTCCAGTGCAGGACCAGATGTCATTAAGGCTCTCATGCTTGGCATGATATCTTGATTTAGTACAGCATCTTCTAATTCAACACGCAAGTCATTCGGTAGTTTGTATTTGTGATTAGTCTTTAGATGCTTTTCCATGTAGTCAAAGTATCTTTGTACTGTTTCACTCCATGTCTCTCGCCTTTGTTCATCTTCTTTCCACCTTGCATAGCGAGATAATGCAATGAAGTTTTGGTAGTCTGTAGGTAAATGATTACTTAACATAGGGTCACTCCTGTATATACTTAATGTTCTTTATTGTTGCTCCGTCAATATCATAGAAGTATTCACGGATACCTTCTTCTATTTCCTCGCCTACATTCTCATCAGCAGGTACAGGATATTCATCTGGGTCTATGTCAATAGTGATAAAGACTTTAACTCTCATCATCATAACAGCCCTCGACTTCAGTAATCAACTTGTCGAGATACCAACTGGCTTTCTTCAAGTCTTCAGAGCCATTCTTGTAGCGATAACGCCAAAGATACTTTATAATGTTACCTTGTAGATAGAACTCAAAGCCTTCACCTAGTGCAGCAGCAATAGCGTCAATACACTCAACACCTGCTTCATTGTAGTGTGGTGGGCTGTTGACCATATCGACACCAGCGTATGCTTCCTTTGCATCTCGCTCAATCTTTTCCATGATATTCTTGTAGCTTGTCATTATGCACTCCCTTTTGTCTTAGTTCCAAAGTCAATCGTAACTACGTTATCTTCTCTATCAATAACACGTGACCTTGAGTCTACCTCAATAATGTACTCTTTGTCAACATGTTCTATGACAAAATTATGTACCATATCTCTTAGTTCTTCATCTCGTTCCATGAGAGGCACAGTTGATGCCATCATCTTACAGAAGTGCATAATCTGATTGTAATCTTCGTCAGGTAAATCGTTAGCAGGTTGTGTGATAATAGATAAATCTATGTCACCATTCCATGACCCATCTGTATCTTTAAATGGTCTTACTCTTATTAGGAAGTCTTCAGACCTCATCTTCATTTCATTTTCGTCCATGCTATCTGCTCCTCTTTACTTTAGTTCCCGTAAACTTAATAAACTTAGGATGTTTGTTCTTGCCCTTTTCTTTCAGCCAATCCTCTGGAATGATGCGGTCATAGTACCTAAATCCATACTTGATGCACCACTCAGCATATGAGGACTTAGCACCCTTACGTAGCTTACGTCTGCTATTTTCAAACACAAACCGTATGTCTAACTTAGGGTGCTGCTTCTTGATTGCAAGGTGTTTACGTCTGTCAGCAGCAGTAAACATGCCCTTAGTTTCAATTATGATGCCATTAAACAGCACGAAGTCTGGTGTGTATGTACGATAGGCAAGGTCTTCCCATTCTATCTTGATACACTCGTAATCATATTTAACCTTTAACTCTTTAAGTGATTCTGCAATCTTGAGTTCAAGTCCACTACGATATCCATACTTTCGTGCTGCTTTAAACTGTTTAAAGTTAGGCGGCATTGTATTCTTCCGATAGTTGAATGTAAGATACTATCTTAGGGTCTTTTGCCTTTGACTTCACTGCAGGTAGTTCTACCATCTTAGGCCAACACGTGTGTTTGTATGAGCAAAATGTGCATCCCTTATTCAGTACAAGGTTTCCTGTTTCTTTGCCGTTAAAGGTTTCTTTCTCAGGTTCAAAGCATCTTACCAACTCATCACTCATAGCACTATCTATGTTTGATTCAATCTTTTGTATCTCTGCGTCTACATCTAATCCTGTAGCTGGTACATACTTAAAGTCTCCGTTGGCTTTGTTGACTACCCACCATCCACCTGCTCGTTTACCAGATGCCTTGGCGTAGCCAGCAAGCTGACCTACATAACCAAAGCCATCACCATCTCTTAAAGTATCAAACGAATCAAACTTGTGGATGTATGACCAGTTAGAAGCTGACTTAACATCGTCAACTGCACCGTCAATAACAATGTCATATGTACCATTGATGGACGCATTGTTTGTCTTGAGAGTAACCGTATCAGAGTCTTCATATTGCACACCGGCTTCTTTCAGTAGCCCCTTAAAGACAGCTTCAACGATGTCTCCAAGCATCATGTTCATTACAAATGTTGTTGGCTTAGGTAACGCAGTCTCTGGCTTGTTACGTTCAAACCAGAGTTGGCAAGAGGGTCTGCCTACATTAGACATGCGTAGGCGAAACCCATCTCGCTTGTTACCCCCACCAAACTGACGTTGCAGTGCGTCTGATATATCTTGCGCTACTTGCTTGATAGTATCAGGTGACATGGTAGTGTTGCCATTGGCAGCTTTCTCCATGTACTGATGCAACGCCAACTCAGCAGGATGGTTCATCACGCAACCTCATCGTCTTCAAATTCGATGTCAACGATATCGTCAACACCCTCGATATCCTCACCCTCTTGCATGGCTTTCTCTGACCATGAGTTGATGATGTACTCGTTGTAGTTCTGTACCCATGACATAAAGTCACCAAAGTTAGTTTGTTCAACGTCACTAAGTTCAAGTGTCTTAGTCAGGTCAAGAGATACAACAGGAAGATAAAAGCTATTACCGTTAGGTAGCTTGCGTTCTTCCGTATTACCAGTGATGCTATGCTGCACTGGCAGACGCTTCATCTTGCTCAACTTGTTGAACACAGTGCCTACATCTTTAAATGCATCACGGTTCTCAATCTCCCAGATGAAAGCAGTATCGGCTACATCCACCGCTTTACCGTTCTCGTCTACTGCATCATGCAGTTCTACCGTTCCAAGCATTACTCGTACACGTTTAATCTGCTTGATGAGTTCCTGTGTCTTCTCAGGCAGTGACTTAAAGTCCTGAATATAACCTGCTGGCTTACCACAATTGAAGCCCCCATCGTTATCTTTCAGGTCAATATTAAGGTTATCTGCCATCACAGTCTTAACGTAGCGGTTTGGCTTATCACCTGAACCCTTAATAAAACGCTTGTACATAAAGCGTTGCAAGTATGGGCGTAAGGTTACTGATGTAGCATAGTAAGTAGGCCCATCAGGGATATCCAATTTGTATGTACCCCCTTTAACAAGGATACGGTCATTACCTAAGATAGGTGAATGATTGATACGAAGACGAGCGAGTGTGCTTGACTTCTCTTTTGCGCTACCGCCCTCTGCTGCAATACCCATAGCTTTAGCCATCTCAGCGTAGTTAGCGGTATCAATAGTAGTGATTTGTGTTGTCATGTAATTACTCCTTTCCGTGAAGTTATTTTGAAAGTTCGATAGTTATATCAGCTTATGTCTTTCGTGTCAAGCCAATTATCACCAATTTTTGCTTCTAATAACAGTGGTACATTAAATACGCATCCCCACCGTAATTGGATGAGTTCTGGTAAAACTCTGTTTGTTTCATTGATGACTTCAATAACACTCCTTTCTTCATCTGGATGTACATCAATGACAATACTATCATGCACTGTATTTACTATACATGATTTCATGTGCGATAGCAACTTTTCTATGTGTAATAATGCCACAGGCACAATGTCTGCTGTAGCAAATGACTGCACAGGATAGTTCTTTATCTGTGTAAAGTTGGATACACGACCACGTGCATTACGTACTACATCAGGAAAAGCAAACTCTCTGCCTGACGGTGTAGTAATCTTACGTGTGTTCATAGCTTCTTTAGCCAATCTGGTATGCCAAAACCCAATTCCTTCGTACTTTTCCGTAAAGTGTTCGTAGTATTTTGCTTCGGCAGGTGTGCGTCCGAACCCCGTTGCCCCGTAAAGGGGCGCAAAGGTGTGAGCCTTCGCTTCTTGGCGATTCGTAGGTTGACCAGCATCAGAAATAACTTTACTCGTATATGAGTGAACATCAAACCCAGTTGAAACTTCTTCAATTGCTACTCCATCTTGTGATAGGAATGCAGCCGCACGAAATTCTAGCTGTGCAAAGTCTGCTTCCATGATTTTACCACCATCCCACCGGGATACAAACACCTTCTTCACAGGGAATGTACCACCACGTGGCATGTTTTGCATGTTAGGGTTAGCACCAGAAAATCTGCCAGTGGCAGTGCGATGCTGCAGCAGACGGACATGCAACTTACCGTCAGCCTTTGTGTGTGTCTGAATACCTTCAACAAACGATGATAGGTATGTCTCCACAGCAGATAGTCTACGTACCTTAGACAAGAACTCTACAGCAGTATCACGCTTGGCAGTACGTGCCTTGCCCTCAAGAAACTGTAGCTTGTCTTTGCTAGTAGTAAACCCATTAGCACTCATCCATTTAGGTGACGGTGCTTTAAACTTCAACCCCGAAACAGCAGGTAGAGGAGAAAGAGTATACCCATTCCCCATACATGACGTGCAACGGTTGTGTCGTGCAAAAAGTGTTCCATCTTTCTTTACCTTTCTTACCTGACCAGTGCCTTTGCATACGCCACACTGTGTCGCTTTAGTTTTGTATAGACGTTCCGTACCAGCGTTTACTAGGCTACGGAAGTCTGCCTCATCCATATATGGGTCAACAGCATTGCCCCAATACTCTTTGTCCAGCACCTTGCGACTGTATATAACCCATGACAGTTGCTCTGGACTATTTAGATTGATAGGTGTGTCACCCATCAGTTCCTTTACCATTAACTGCAACTCACGCTTCAGTGTATCACGCTCCTGTTCGTATTCAGTACGCACATCTTCCAATGCCTTGCGGTCAATAGTAAAGCCGTTCTGATACATGCGAGACAGAGACACAGCCACCTCATTAGTAAGCTGTACAGTAGTCATCAGCCCTGAATCAGCAGGTGTATTGAGCCTGTACATCAGCTTGTCAGACAGTTGCTGCGTAGCATGTAGGTCAGCAGACAGATACTCAGTCAACTCATTGTAAGGTATATCACGTGTTGAGTAACCCTTAGCAAAGTATTCTTTGAGTGTGTCCTGCTTCTTTGTGTCCAACTCATAGCGTTCTGCACAAGCCTCAAGAGACAGTGGCTCTTTGATACCACGCTGTAGTACATACTCAGCAAGCATCGTGTCAAACACAGGGCCATCATACGTGAAGCCTGACTCCCACAACCACAGCAAGTCATGCGCTGCATTATGCATAATAAGCACAGTAGCATTGTCCAAGAACCATTGCACACGCTCATGGTAACGAGTGGATAACGCAACCTGCTGTTCAGGAACATGGGAGAATTTCTCCATGTCTTGATGGTCAAATGGGAAATGCGCCTCGAAATCTTGGTCTGTTAATACACCCACCATGACCAGAGTATTCTCCTGCTCAAATGGGTCCATGTGTATCTTACCATCACGCTTGGTGACGGTGTTCTCTACGTCTAATGTTACCTTCATCCTTCGTACCTCGCTGTCTGATAGTTTAACTCTACGTGCAGTTGCCCATGCCAACCGTTCAACTTGTTCTTTACAACATTGACATGTCGTATGGGGCTGTCTTCTTCCTGCCCCTCTACAGACGGTGACTTACCAATCAATAGCATCAGGTCAGCCTCTGCTGCCTTACCTGTACGTGAGCCTTCCATCATGGATTGGTTCAGTGTGGTGCGACCTTCTGCCTCAGCAGACAACTGTGACATATAGAATACAGCACAGTCATACGTCTTGGCAATCTGCCTTGCATACATAGCACATGCTTTTAGTGCCTCGTCCTGTCGGGCAAATGAACCCTCAACAGAGAACTTGTCACCCATGTCTAGCACAAGTATGTCTGGCTTGTATGACTTGCATACGGACTCTACCCATGCCATGTCACGTCCACCTGCTTCTTTAATCTTGATGTTGTCCATCACAGGTTTGTACATAGCTTGTGCCTTTGACATATCATCACGTATCTCACGGGCTGTCATGCCACAGGCGGCAGTCAGATACCTAGCACCAACACGATGAGTAGGCTCTTCGTTACACAACACAATGCATCGTGCGCCTTGGTGGGCAAACCCACCCGGTGCAGCAATCAAGCTGGCATGAAAGGATGTCTTACCAGTGTTTGGTCTTGCGCCTACTTCAATAAGCTGACCACCACTGACGCCCTCTACCTTACGTGTTATGCTAGGTATGTTGAATGTCCAACGTGCTTCCAACTCAGCTTTAGCCATGAGTGTTTCAATACTGATGTCATCCCACTCAATGTTAAGATTAGGAATGAAGTCATCACCATAACGCTCAAGCAGGTTGCGTAGCTTCTCAAGAGTAGCCGCATCACCATTGACCATATCAAAGCCAATGTTAGCTACGTCCTCACCTACTACCTGCTGGAATAGTTTGGACAGCACCTCTTGTGCTACGTCACCACCCATTGGGTCTTCCTTCTTGATAGACGCAAACAGAGATGCATAGGCTTGCTTCTGTGCTGTAGTCAGCGTTGGATTGTCTGACATGAACAGTGCTTCAATCTCATCTGGATTGACGGTACGTTCATACCTATCCATTGCTTTATCAATAGCCTGTTTAATCTTACGTACATCCTTACTGAACAGGCGGTCTGGACATTTAGAACCACGATGGTCATCGTAGAACGACTTGTCCATAAGGCTACGTACTAATGCTAATTCCATGCTGTATCTCCTATGTGGGTTAGTTGTTCGATATCTTCTTCTCTACGGTATTTCAAATCGTCTGTCAAGCGAAGGACACGGACATCATCCACATATCCTCTGAGTTCCTTCGCCATTGATAATGTCTTGGGCAGTGCATCGGGGTCTAGTGCTATGACTGCCGTTGAGAACTGTGAAAGATACTGCCTGTGGCTGGAAGATAATGACGTACCCAACACAGCAACCCCACACAATACATCATTGCCCACTATGGCTGCACTCACACAGTCCTCAACAACTACAGCGACTTTACCACACCCGAAGGTATAAGGCAAGCCACTATTTCCATATCGCTTCCATTTAGGTAAGCGTTTCATTACAGAACGACCTGTAGCATCAACCATCTTGCCGTTGTGTATGACAGGGAATACAATCCTGTCTTCCTTCACATCGTACATCAGGCCATGCCCTTCCATGTCCAAGCCCCAAGTCGCACAAAACCTATCAATGTATACGTTTGTGTGATTAGTCACCACGTATGGCGGTAACTCGAACTTGTCCTCTGCGAATCGCTCGACATCCTTTATTGTATTACGTATGTCATCAGCAGTCAGGTGTACCTTCTTGCCGCCTGATACGTTACAGGATGCCTTGTAACAGTTCCATACAAGAGAACCCATGTTATTAGTCACTGTAAATGTTTTATAGCCATTACACTCTGGACAATTCATTCTTTTTGTATGTCCATTAGGTATATCTATATCACTTATAGTGTTTAATATATTATTATACATGTATCACTCTCCTTGTCGGCACTTGTATGTGCTTATATCATGCATTTCACGTGCTGTCAATGCGTAATCTGCACTAGCAAAAGTATTTTTCATGTACGGTTTAACAGACTGTGGGTTACTATGTCCTGTAACCGACATGATTTGTGCCATACCGACACCTGCTTCTACCATTTCAGTTGTACCTGTCCTACGTAAGTCCATCAACCGTATCTCCTCAGACAGCCCTGCAAGCCTCATCACTTGCCGACCTGCTTTGGACAGTCTATCTATACTGTACGGATGATAAACGCCACCAGAGGGGCGTGGACGAGGAGCAACGTACTGTTGAAAGCCAAAGTCATCCTTCTGTTGTACCAGCATCTCTGTCAGGTC